ATTACCCATCATTTAGTAGTACAATACTCTGCTTTTAAAGCGGGTTTTATACGTTTTAATGATTACATTATTTTAGGTGATGATATTGTTATAAAAAACAATAGAGTCGCCCAAATATATGTATCCATTATGACTAGATTAGGGGTGGATATTTCCGTTGCTAAAACACATGTATCGAAAGATACGTATGAATTTGCAAAAAGATGGATAAAGTCCGGTAAAGAGATAACAGGGTTGCCCCTAAAGGGTATCCTAAATAATTGAAATCACCCAAAGATAATATATCTTGAGTTATTTAATTATGTAAGACGTAATCCAATCAATTACGATTCTGTTTTATCTATCTGTATTAAATTGTACCAAGGTCTTCCATGGCAAGGGAGAGTTAAATCCTCTCGCGCTATGTGAAGATACTTGTATGATTTTTCCCATGCATTACGCTATAGCTTTAATTTATTAAGTTATGATGAACTTCGTTCATTTATAGCTTATAAGTTTAAAGATAGTTTATTGCAAGTACCAGGAGAAGAGAGAATCCCTTTATTTCTAAAGGATCTTTTCTCCATAGGTTTGGTACGGGAAGTTGCCCAATCAAAGTTTGACATTTTTCAATCAGTGGAAGCTTTTGATAACTTCTTTAAGAAATATCTTAAGGTAGAGTTAAAAAGAGCCTTACCATTTGATAAAGAATGTATCAAGGTGTTAGTTTCTTCCAATCCCCTCTTTATCTCTTATAGAAACAAGATTGCTAAGTCTTGCCTATTATTAGATAATTGACTTGGGAAATCAAATAAAATTGATCTCTTCAAGGAGGTGATGGAGTTAAGATACGAAAGCTTTGATGAGATCTCAGCAATGCATCGAAACACAAAACGGTATGTTGATACGATTTCGAAACTTTGAACTAGGTCCTTCGCTATTATGCAAGACCAGAAGAAACTTAAACAGTTACGTCGTAAAGTAAAAACATTACTTTATGATTGTGACTTTGTTAAAGTTCAAAATGGTTTTAATGCAGATATAGCAAAAGGAGGGCTTATGGAATACCAATGACAAGAACGTCAGATATTAGCACTTCTCGATAAATTCATTCTTCCGAATGAAGACGAGTTATACATACCTAAAATAGATCCTACTTTAGTGTATGTACCAAGGTCAAAATCTAAGTACTCTTAGATGGCACCCGAAAAGGTGTTATCCCCTTTCCTAC